TTCCCTGTACTCCGCTTTCATATGCGCGGGGAACAGACCACCGCCCGAGTCCCGAGCATCGTCTCGCATACCGCTCAAGAGCAGAATTACCCCGCTACCCTGATGCGCATACGAGCGCTCCGGATCCCACTCACACGGCAGCCTGGTTATCCCAATAACGTCTACCCAAGCGCCGCACGTTTGTCCGGCGTTGTTGCACCAACAGCCACCCGGCCGTACGTACCAGGTAAAGGGGTTGCGCAGGTCGTCTCTATCCCACTGCACGATTGGCGGAGCTTCGGAATTGAGCGCCGTTACCAGCCAAATACCCGGCATGTTATTGGTAACTTTGTACTGAATCTCCAACGCGCTCAGTAGCGCTGTAGCGGAAAATTTACTCCACGTCATCGTAGTGGCTTTCCCAACCACGTCTTTCGCAGTAGTTGCATCTTTCGTCTTCAAATGCGAAAACACCCCACCCTTCTGCGGCTTGGCCTGCTTTGGTTCCCATATCTTCGGAACCTCATCGAACTTGGCGAAACGGCGCTCCAACGAACCCGCCGTTTTCAGTTTCTCCACGATCTTTTCTGCCTTGGCGATTGCTCCGCTTTTCGGTGGGGCTTGTGGCCGCATGTACTTCAGTGGTGCCATCTTACTTTCGTACTTACGCACGATCGTTTCGACTGGCACATCGTTACGCAGGTCGGTCAAGAGAGTACCGAGCACTGTATTGTCGATATGCGCATAACCAGTTGGCGCTTCGGCAACCGCCTTCCACAGTAAGTTGATATGGGAAACGGGGCGTCGCTTGTTGTATCTGCGACGTAAGTCTAACATCCATTCCGCCATTTGAACAAAGCGTTCGGGCTGCGTCAGAGTACCGTCTCGTAGCAGCTTCAGCGCCAGTTTGAGCGTAGTTATCGTGTGCGTCTTGATATGTTGACGTATCAGCCGGAAGTCTTCTTTGAATTCCCCCATACGTGCACTGGCTTCTTTTGCGTCCATGGACTTAATGGGACCCAAAACGGCCAAGTGCGACCACTCACCAGTCACTGGCGTCCCCCACTGGGAAGCGGTTGAAAGGTACACTCCAGTCACTTTCGCCTTTTTAACGGCGGCATACATAGCCGCAATGGCTCTGCCGTATGGTCCCGCCAATTCGTCATCGTCCCACATAACCGGGCTAGATTCCACACCAGATATGGTGACCAACCCACCATAGTTTTCGATGAACTTTCTACACGCATTGCACGTGTAGTATTGCCTCACCGATTCTGGCAGATTTTGCAGATATATATCATACAAACCCTCAACATCAGTAGTAAAAACTGGTTCGGTGATACGAAGGTTGCGCAGCCTGTTACTGAAGTTTTCATACGTCACGTCGCAGTCGCTTTCGCGCGTGGATATTGTAGCTAGCATTTATGAACTCCTTTGGTTTATTTGTTTCTCAGTCTATTTACAGCCATGCGTACCATGGTCGCTAGGACCGTAACCTCTGCGGCCTGGTACAGCCACACATCTACTTCCGCCTTCTGTAAACGTTGACTGAGCGCGTTTGCAAGAGGTGTTAGTATGTAGTTCAACTCGCACAGGCCACTGATATCGTCTTGTGCGATCAGCGAAACAATCTCGTAACGCAAATCGGTTAGGATATCATCTGAAACGGCGGACCCGCCCGCTAGCTCTTGGAGCCTGGTCAAACAGGCATCCGGAATGGCGGGGGGATTAACCTCGGGAAACCCATCCAGCAAAGTAGTGTCCCAAGCTTGGCGTTGCTCAACTTCGGCCTTCCAAGCCTCTGGGTCGTTCCGAAGCGCGGCGTAGGCTTCGTCGCATTGATCCAAAAACTCCTGCGCATCTTCCGCGCTGACACGTTGCCACACGCGGGTCAGCTTGGCGCCACACAGAATACCGTAAGCAGTCAAGGTGTAGGTATCCCCGTCCCCGACCAGTCTTGCCGCTGTGTCACGCTTGCAGCCTGTGCAGATACTCGCTACTGTCAGCTCGTGTAAATGTGGGCGATTCCATTCGCGCTTAGGTACAGCGAACATTAGAATACCGTCACACAAATCGCATTTATGGGTCCAGGTATCCCCCATCTTCAAGTTATGTTGCATGTTATTTCCTCACGGTATAGGTTCAAACCACTCGCAGGCGTCCGTTGGTGTCAACTCTAGCACGCAACCTTCACTCATACCATGAACGCACTCCGGACACAATACAAAAAACTTTGTGGTATCGGTTTTGAGAACAGTTTCTATCTCGACGGCGTTCGTGAACGCGTCTATAACGTCATCCATCGCCGAGGAGATCAACGTTTCCGCCCAGGCGTTGGCGTCATCCTGTGAAGCATAATTGCCATAGCCTTGAGCAAGGTGGTGCGCCAACGCCATGCGTTCTGCGTCTGATAATTTCAGTTTAATTCTCATTGTATCCTTTCGGTGGGCGATCTATACCGCACACGCACGACTCCCCCGATTTATCATAACTGTCACACCTACCGTACTGCATACCCAGTTCTACGCAGGCTTGGTCACAGTCTTGATTGCATTCTGCACTACGTACTTCATCCAGAGCTATTACCGTGGTCAAACCCGCGATTATCAGAACGATAACTACTATCCACTTCCAATTCATGATGTACCTCTAAGAAATGTCTGCACGTCTTTCCACTTATTTTGGATATCTACGATATCGTCTCTCCGTGCATCGTACGCAAGCGGATCTGATCCGTACTCGTGTAAATTTGCCCACTGTTCTTGTATTAGCGCGTCTCCCACAAATTGCCACGTTATTGCATCCTCCGTGGTAATGCTTTCTAACCGAGGTATCGCAGAGTGTTTACTACGAGTGATGATAGCACCAAGCGCCGCCCCAGCAACCAGGGAGCACCAAAAAGCTACCACGAGTATGGTTGCTAGATTGGGCGACGTGTAGTAACAGGATAACACCGTAAAATGCGTCACCACCATAACTAAGCTAACCGTTATTGCGAATACCCCTTGGACTTGTGCGTTTATCATAGTTTCTTTTCCTTTGTTACCACGCTTGTTTTTGTGCCCCATACCCTTCACCTGTATCAGACGGAGGCGGGCCGTGTGTGTAATAACCTCTAGCTGGGCACCTAGTGCGAACCGGTATCTGATCCAATACCCAACCCCACAACCATTTCGGAGGACCCAATAGCATCTCTACAACAACTTCCACTAGATCGGATTGTTTTCGCATGTGTGTAATGACTCCACGCGTACACGGGTCCGCCTCTGTCATTTTGGACGCGCAGAAGTGGAGGCAGTCGTCATTCCTGCCGCTACACAACGTCAGATTGAGCTTAGCCGCTGCAGCTGCGGTAGCGGGGCCGCAGTAGTATCCCATACTTACTCGTCCTTTCTCGGCGCGATTCTGGACATGTGACGATCAACGCCCTCGTCAGTGTGGTAGTGGCGTCCGAATACGGTGAGTTCAAAAATCGACGAACTACAAAGCCCTTATCTTTGAGACGCGCTTCGAATTCATCGATCTTGGTTCCAGCGCCGTAGAGGGCTATAACTGCCTTTTCCATCATATCTCTATTCGTAACTAGACTGAATTATTTGCAACGCACTTGCGCATGTCACCCGAAACAAAAGAGCGCTGTCCACACTCAATATACCACAAGACGTCCACCGGCGCAACGTCGTAACGACCTCCGGAATACGATTTCAGTAGTCAACCCTCCGTAAGCGTCGTTCCACATCTCGTTCCAGTAATCATCATCCTGCAGTCTACACGCAGGGCACAGCCACGTAGGTCCGTTAGGATCCCATCCCTTACCGTCCCAGCAATATGCTGTGTGAGACCAATGAGGCTGTACGTCATAATTACTGCCGCAATATACGCACTCTTGCAGCGCTTCATGAATCCTGGTGTCCATTTCTAGACTCCCAGTATTTCTATGAGTGCGCAAACCACAAAGGAGTTGCACGTATTGCATATTCATACTAGCCTCGCGAGTATCCGGCGTTCGAGCGCGTCTAGTTCCGAAACGGCGTCGCCTGTGGCGCGAGCGATGGCGAACTCCTCGTGGATGATCTCTGCTGTGGCACGCGCAGCAGTTGCAAACGAGTCAATGCCGGACCACAGGTCGGCCATGCACGACGCACAACGGCTGTCAACCCCAGAGTTGCCGCACATACAGACCCACACTGAACCGCTCGTGTATCGCCACGTCATGAGCCAGCCTCCACGCCCACGTGAGGAAAATGGGCAGCTATGCCGCCTAGCAGCGTGCACAAAGTTTCGAAGTTTTCCGCTTGCTCGGCTACCTCAATTCTCAGGTGGTCTACCGTCATCGCTAGTTTCTCGACTTGCTCTTTCAACGTCTGTACGTCGTCATACAGATGTGCATTGTTCATTGTTCTCCTTTTGGCTTTCACTGCACGTGCGGGCCGCGAACGTCCAGTTTCAATATGTACTCGATCCTGTAACGCGCCTACCAACTCTTCCGGTGGGCGCGGTCTCCGCGCCGCTTGCGCTTCTGGCGATAATGGGCTCAACTTACGCATTACGCTGCCTCTCGTGGGAGGACACAAGCCACTGACAGTATGCGTCTAGCGCGTACTGATCCGCCCCGTGAGGCAACTTGGATACTTTTGCTGCCGCCACTGCAGCCGCCTCTTTTGTCGCAGCCCATTCTATCAATTCTTCGTACTTCCATTCACCATTCAAAACTGACAGAAGCTCGTCGCGGTTTGGCCGCTTCACGATCACTTTACCGGTTGTAAGTACTTCCTCTGCAGAACATAATAACCGAACTAGGTGTAATGCGTGCTTTGAATTTCCATGCACACCTATGTACCCGTTTTTTCGAACAATCAACGTTTCATTAGGTACTGTAAAACACACGATTCTCTGATCAGTTACCGCGCGTTTAGTCACATTTGTACCCCGAACCAGGCGCTTGAACTGAGAAACGTTTGGACGTAGGTGTACTTGATACATAGGCGGAGCTTCAGGATTACTCTCATATGGGCCGTAAGGGCCATTCAATGAAGTTTCCCAACCCGCGAATAAAGCGGCTTCTTGTACATCGTCGGCCAGCTGTTTAAGTGATGCGTAGTACACAAATGAGCCGTTCTTACGATCCGTTCCGTCACCATCAATCAACGCATAAAGTAGCTTTTCCAGCAAACGTTTAGTAAGTCCAAATGCCCAGCGCGGGATGTGTTTGTCTTTCAACGCACCACAATCGTTAAACATCCTGAGGGCGAATTCTTTGCCGTAGGCAATCATCACACGTTCATCAATTTCATAGGGACGCCACGCAGTTGGTTTTTGAAGGTAAGTCGCTATAGATATTGATATTTTGTTTTTGTGATCTGATGCGAAGCGTCCCATCTTCCAAGCCAGCTTTGCACCCACTTTCTGCGATATTCGGATTGCTTTTGGCTTACCAGCGGCGTTGAACATCATACAACCATCAGACAAATACCAACCCATTAGAGTCAGGTACGCTGCCGATGGAAGCGTAATTCCTTCAAATACATCTTTCTGCCGGAATGCATGCGTTCTTGGAGACACCCGCCTGATAAACTCAAAACTATCCGGGACCGTTGCGGCCTGCCCAAACTGAACGTTGGTATCTGCTTTGTTATTCTTTCTGGATACGTAGCGGTATAGCATTCTGTGATTGGGGGTAACGGTGACGTCAAAATGATACGCCCGAAAAGAATACAGAGGGCCCGAGTAGTTGGCTTCATACCGATCTACAAACGATTGATACTCAATCCCTAGATATTTACGCTGCGTTGCGTCGCCCAAATACACAGTAGCGAGTTGGTCACCTTCGGTGATATCGTCATAGTGTTTCCAACCATTGTCGGTTAAAAACTCCGTATCATCGGTGTAACAATCGTAGCCAAACTTCGCCTCTTTCGCAGCCCGAGCCGGGTTTCTATTCTTTTTCCAATTCTGAAAACTACGCCATTCATTTCTAGCGTAACGGTACTGTTTTTCTTTTTCCAATACTTGCAAAAAATTACTTTCGAAACCCATCAGGTCAGCGGCTCGGCGCCACTTTTCATTTTGATTGACGCTCATTTCCGAAAGTATTTTCCCGAATAGATCCATGATAAATTGTCGTTGCGGAGGATTGAAATCCTGTAGATTCATTTCCCAGTTATCGACTTTTTTTGATATCATGGACAGTGCGGCGTCCATCTGATTTTGATGCATTACCGGCTTGTCTGGTAAACCAAACTCGCACCTAGTTGGTTGGTGTGTGGGAGGCTCAAGCAACCATCGACGGTGCAACTTGATTCTTTTGAGCTGACTCATCGCATACCCCGTGAAAGTATGCAATGCTCGTTTTGATAGAAATTCTTCGCGTATATCTATCAGCCGCTCCCCTACCTGCGTGACCAACATTTGATCTTCCGGTTCCACCCACAAAGTTTCAATGATATTCGGATTGCATTCAGACGCCAGTTTGAAAAACTTTTTGATACCATAGATTGTCGCATCTATCATATCCGTTTTTATTTCTGTTTGATCGAACCGCTTTGAAAATCCGAGAAAGTATCTCATTGGCGGGATAGCTACACCTTTGAAATCTTCGTCCGATCCCGGACCATTTAGCCCGTAGGCGTGGCTCCCGTGTCGAACGTATAGAATGGTGTTGTCCACCAGCCAGGAGAGGTTTCCTGTATATGGTATTTCGTACATGTTCACCTACCGTTAAAAATTCTGAGTTTTTCGCTATCTTTCCAGCGCACCCAAAAGTCTACTACAAATTCCTGCACGTCTTCGTTCGCCAGCTTAAGCGCGTATGGCCGCACAGAACGGCACACTATTTCTTTATCTGCGTCGGACTTTGCCTGCGCGAAACCAAGCGCTAACAGGTTTGCAACTTCCGAGTTGTCGTCACACTGGAAGATTAGAGCACCTATGACATTGACATCCGATAAGTCAGCTATGACCACCTGATGACCGCCACACCCGCCCATAGTCATTGCAGAGCACAGGGCGAAGTGATCACATCTCCGCCTTTTAGCTGAGAGGATTTGCGCGCAGATGTGGCACTCAATGCGAGGCATCAGATCGAAAATCGTAGGTGTTCGCTTACTCCACTCCTTGTCTTTTTTGTCCAAGCTGCCCTGATAGTTCATGCGGTTACCCTAGTCGTCTACGAGAACGAGTACTTCTTTTGTTTTAAGCATTCTATGCTCCGTCTTATATTGGAAATGGCCCGTGTTCTGGACAAACCAGACCCATGTTAACGAATGTCCCAGGGTGCCCACAAAACCGGCAACACGGCTCCGCAATGTTGGGTTTGTAACGGAGAATATGTATTATACTATCTCTCGTGAAATTTGGATACATACTCTTTATCACTCGTACTGGCCGAGCGATAGAATGGGGGACTTGCAGGATTAAACTGGCCATATCCCTATTAGTCGCTTTACTCTCCTTGTAACCGACCAATATACAGACGATGTTTCGCCCAGACGCGGCTATAATAGGTTTCAGTTGTGTGGCCGTATCCGCATCAAAATGCCAACAAGTATGTGCGGGGGCAACTGGCGGCAGCGGTTCTCCCTCCAGTGACTCCCGCTTGACTGCGTCAGCCCAAGCCTCACATCTGAATAGTGAGACGACGTCACCTTCTACTTCTATTTTGAGCGCCATCTGGTACGGCTGTGTGTATTCTATGATGCTGCTAGCTATGTATTCCATAAGTGCACCCATTACAGCAGCTCCTTTTTTGCGGACATAATAGCCGTAGCACAAGCGTGTGTGTCGTTAACGGATAACGCAACCAGCGCCTCGTTTAGGAGGAATTGAACGTCGTTATCAAAAACTACTTGAGCGCGCTCAACGTACCGCTTCATCTTAGGCGTGTCGGGAGGGCACACCAAAACGGAGTCTGTTCCTATACCCAGGATGTCTACAGTATCCCCCTGGTTCAATGTGGTTACGTAGTAGCCTTGGCCAGCGGAAAACCCGCACGACGTTGTCAGTGTACCTGTTTTCTTTTTCATGTAATTCTCCTAGAATTTGATCCGTTGGTTGCTGCCTATCCGTTTTTTGATGTCTTCAAACACAGCAAAAGTAGTTTGCTCCGCGTTTACCCACTCTACCCCTGTCACGTCAACGTGAAAGCACTCACCGTACTTACCGCCTGCGTACAGTGCACATGCATTTTCGATAGCCTCTTTTCTTTCGTAAACCGCCTCTTCTCCATCCCCTCTCACGGCTAACCTAGCAAGCGCAGCCTGCGGAGATATATCCAGAATAACTATCAGGTCCGGATACGTCATGTGCGAGTTTACAAAGCGCGTCCACTCGTTGCCAAGGGCAGACCCCTGGTACACCATCGACGAAAGAAAACAGCGATCAGAAATAACTACCTTACCTTCGCGAAGCGCTGGTTCTATTTTACGTTCCCACAGGTCAAGTCTATCAGCGGCGTACAGCATAGAAATGCTGCGCTCGTTTGTTTCTCCTGTCCGGATCAATGTGCGAATGAGAGCACCAATACCGTCATAGCTGGGCTCGGCAACGCGTAAGTATGGAATGTCGTCCTCGATGAGCCACTGCTCCAGTCTATCCATCTGCGCGGTCTTTCCTGCCAGGTCAGGGCCTTCCAACGCTATGTATGTGCCTGGGAGGTTGTGGTAGCGGTCAAACCCGTCTACGGGCATTCCTACCGCCTTCCAGGCATCAGTGAACAGCTCGGCAAAGAGCGGAAAACCATCTGGGCTTTCATAGGGTACGAAACTCACGCCCATACCGACAGCTTGTGCTAGGCGAACCATAGTGCGCGGAGACAGAGTCATGGATTCCAACAGGCGTTTGACTGATTTTGCAGTTATGCCCATATGCGCGGCCACACTCTCGACAGAGATGTTTTTCTCCTGCATGGCGCCTTGAATGCCGTCTACAAAATCGTAGATGATTTTATGCGCGTAGACTTTGGGGTCGATATAATCAAGCATCTGATACCTCTCGTACTCTACGGTACTCTTTGCGTATATCCATGTCATCGTAATCGAACGTTTCGAAACAATGCGGACAACGAATGCACGAATTTGTGCTGTAGCGGTCGCTCCAAATGTCATTATTCGGACACGTGTACCCAGCCTTCAAGCACTTGGAACACAGGCGCACGAGTTTTGGTTGGCCACCGTGTCCCGAGTGTCTGTAGAAGTTGCGAAAGCCTAATTCGTCTTTGGGGCCCGCCAGCTCAAGCATGCTGCGGCCGCTGCGTTTGGCGTAGTAGCTGATGAAGCTCAAAAGATATCTCCAGTATGTGATAGTCGTAGCCTGTCATTTGTGTGAGAGCATCACGCGACAGCTACGCTCCATGTCTCGATAGCGCCTACAGGTCGAAAATACGACAGATATCCGGCGCGTAGTACGCAGCTTCCCCGGTCAGCACGCGTAGATTAGGTAGCACATCAGCCCAGGCGTAGCTGTGCGTGTGTCCGCACAACACCAACAACTCTGTATCTGGGTTATCTGCCATCACGCTAGTCAGTGCGGCGCCCATGTAGGCACTACTGAAATGCGGGAGCCACTTGTCGTCCGTAGGAAAGCCTTCGTGGGTACACGCACTCCTAAACGGTGGTACGTGCGTCACAAATAGCAGCGTAGCGTATTTCTTAACCGCGATCTGCAGATCCCTTTTGGCGTTAGCTGCAAACCGCTTTGACAGCGCTTGGATAGCCTGCAATAAAATCGGTTTCGGCCTTCCCACCAGGTCTTGGATGCAGTCATAATCGGGCAAGCGTACCGTAGACGCATTCCAGTTACCAAAAACTCCGTCGTACCACCCATCCTGCCCGAGGATACCCACTCCGGGTAGCAGTTGCCGAACTCCGGCAGAGGTCAACCACGTCATCTTCGGAAAACCGCGCAGCATACTTCCAATAGAATAGCTCACGTCCACTACACTGGACTTGTAGTAGTCGTGGTTTCCGAGCACAAAATACACGGGGAATTTTAGCCCCAGTACGTGAACCATATTGGCTAGATGCGCCGGAGTACTTTCCGCCTCTCCGATGTCGCCACTGATTATCAGCGCATCGGATTCATTGCGGATCCGTTCAAAAAGCGACGTAAAGTATTCCGAACTCACAAAATCCAGATGCAGATCCGTGCACCACGCTACTTTCATGCTACTTCCTGTTTTCGTAAAACGTTTTGGCGGCGATATAGGCCGCCCGCAGCTTAGCCGTGACGGCCTTACATTCCGCTTCTGTTGGGATAGTTTTGACGCGCCCGCAGAGGATATCTTGCGCGACATACCAACACTCATTCAGGTAGACCAGGTCTTTACCCACATACCCCTGGTGCGCACGCCAAAATGTAGTGGCATCACGACAGATACGCTCCATGTCTCGATAATGATCTGGCCACGGATTTGGTTTCATCTGCCCATCCTTTCCCATTTTACGGCGCTGACCTTTGTCAGACTCCTATTGTACGGATCATACCGCACGGTACAACGAGCATACCTAGAATGTGCTAAAATGTCAAGGGGCGTTAACGCGATTATTCTTTGGAAAACCAATCATCGTCCGGAGTAACTACCTGTATGAGTTTCTCGGATCGTGCTTGTACCATCCACACAGGTTCCGCGTCGTCATCGTCTTCGAAATACTTGTTTCTAACGATGAGTAGATCCGCATTTGCTCTCTCGTGGGTTGGATGCTCCATGACTATCACAGGCTGCTTTGAAAACCAGTCCAAGTATTCGTCGTAACCCTCTTCCGTTTCAAAAAACAAACAAACACTTATCAAACGCTGCGTATTCAAATTAAACGTCCAAAAAGCGTTGATTGTTCTATCCGAGTTCACCCATAACGAATGAATGAATTCTGGTTTATTCGAGTGCTTGATCGGAATTATAAGTTCGTACCCTTGTGTTTCGTAGGATTTTGCTAGTGGTGTAAGGTCCTCCACATACGTACCAACATACTGCCAGGAGGCGAATACCTCTATATCGTAGGGTGCGGTTTTTGTACTGGTATACGTCAGTTTAGTGGGAACAAGAAGTATGGATAAGATAAAAACAGAAACGACGCATAGTAAAAACCGCATGGTAACCTCCGGACGGCAGGAATAGGAGCTACCCCAAACCCACTCCTACCCACGCCACGCTCCCATACTAAATAGTACTAATGAAGTAACTATGATGACGATGGTAATTATCACTACCCATACATCAAAGCTACTACTCTCTTTTACGAGGTGCGCGGGTATAGATTTGATCGGTTGCGGAATTCTTTCAGTGCAATCACAGTTGAAACACGCCCAATCAGCATCTACACGTGGAGCGCAACTGATCGAGTACGGAGGGCAATCCGGCAAGTCAATCGCTAACGGAGTTGTGGACTCCTTTTTCAAATAACTGATAAGTGCAGTTTCTCGACATATAGGGCACATGACGTTGTGATTTCTATCAGGGTCTGCGTTTACTGTTCCGTGCTTAGCACATTTAAGCTGCATTACGGCTCCTTACGCGAAAGCGCGCATTTCTTGGTTCATTCTAACAATAGCTTTATCCCAACTAGGGAGCTGATCTTTTACTTTCGAAAGTTTCTTGATCATACCTGTTGTTGTTTCTGGAGTTGGGCGATACGCGTCCAAATCAGACATCAATTTATCGCATGTTCGGTAATCCTTTGCCGCTATCAACGAATCGATACCTGCCGCGATATGTTTTTGTAAGCTTTTGACGTCGACTGCCCGGCGCGTTTCGTAGGCTTCGCCGAGTATCTCAGCCGCGCCAGTTACCGCACCTAGGTGTTCTTCTGTGCCGTCCCAGCCCTTCAGGTCACCCCAACGTAGTCCGATATCAAAGTCAACCGCTAGCGGCGCGTTTAGAACCACCTTGAAGTCCTCGGTAAGTATCTTCTTCAGTCGATGTGAATAGAACCATTCTATCTGGCGTAGGCTCTTGTACAAATCGTACGACTTGGGAATCGACATGATCAACGAATCGTGCACGATATTGTGAAAAGTCCACTTCAATTTCTTTTCAGTCACGAAATTTATGATTTCAGCTATCGCCAGGTTGTTTGCATCGGACGCGATCGCCTGAATGGGGCTGTTTCTAGCGCGCCTATCGCCCTCTTTCATACGTCCGCGCGCATGGGGGTCTTCGTAGTACCAATCCAGCCGTCTGCGCCTACCAATGGGGGAATCAACAAAACCGCAACGGCGCGCTTTCCTTTCCAGGAACGCTATGCACTCCCAAGCCTCCGGGTACAGGGAGGAGAAACGTGCGATCAGCTCTTCGGCTTCATCTACCTCTATGCCTAGTTGCTGCGCAATGGCTCGCGCTCCGCGCCCGTAGATTAAACCAAATACAATAGTTTTGGTGTCTTGTCGTTCCGCCTTTGTAACATCCCACACTTCTTTTTGATGAAAAAGTGAGGCGGTCTGCATGTGGATGTCGCCAGCGATAGCTGCCATCTTTCGCAGCTCTGCGTTGGTGGGGTCTTTCAGATAAGCTTTGTGTGCTTTGTGGCCTGCCCAAAACGCTTCACATAACCGCACGTCCTTAGCCATAATAGCTAACCAGCGAACCTCTGCAGTGGCAAAGTCAACGTTCACCAGCCAGCAATTGGGAAGCGCAGTGAATAGATTTTTGATTGATTTCTTTACTGGGGAGTCGCCACGAGGAATGTTTTGGTTGTTTACTGGATCCTTACTGCTGGTACGGCCAGTAACTGTGTTGTACCCGGTGAATGAAGCACGCACCCTACCGTCGACGTGATCGGGACTGAATTGAGGAGAATCCGGATGCGTGCAGTTCCAGATACCATTTACAAACGTACGTTGGCATTGCATCAGCCCCTTGAATTCAGAAAACAATCCAATTTCGGGGTACTTATAATAGATCCCTTCTTTACCGGGTATCTGCACCTCTACATCATAGCGTTTAGTACTTGGTACATCGACCGGAGGCCTCCACGTTTCTCGTTCGTAATGCGCTTGAAATACTTTAGCTACTGTAGGTATCTTTCCATCACCTGGATTGAACTCCATAATGGAGTCATCTTTCTTTTTCGTATCTGCTACAGGAGCTAGTTTAAGCGAATCAAAAAACAACATACCCGCGTGAGAACGTTTGTTGATATCGAATATGTACGGCGTGTAAAACAGACCAGTCATACCACCAGTTTCGAGCTTTACCAGTTTCTTGTTTGCCTGTTGTACGGTGTCCAGCGTTTTTAATGTATCCGTTATCTCAGCTATTCGTTTTTGAATCGCCGATGTCTTTGGATCGTGCATGGTACCGAGGGCTTCCATATCAATCGGAAACCCGCTGTATTCCATAGTAGCTAGCACAGTTACTGTACGTGGTACAAGGTGCTTTACCAGCCCCATGAATTTCTTTTTGTATTTTTGCCTTTCCGCCATGCGCACTTGTTCCAAGAACAGTTCGCGTGTCAGTAAAGCGTCGTTACCGCCGTACTTGGTAACCATATCCAAAGGCTGGTTGACGAGGTCGTTGACCTTTCCTATTATACCTGCGTCCAGGTATTTATTTCTACCCAGTATTTCTTCTGCTAAGACGGCCAACGAGTAGGGCCGCATCGAGTTCGATACGTTTCTACTTTTTCTATTGTCGTCTATCATGTGCATGGTTAGGATAGTGCATACCATCGGCACATTGACTTTTATTCCAAGGCGCATAACGCCTTGGTAGTCAAACTGCATATTGTGCCCTAGCATGAACTTGAACGCGGGATCTTTTGTTTCGAACAGCGGACGAATCAGATTGATTACTTTTCTGCGCTTTACCTCTGTATCAAACGGGCTCTCCGGATGATTCAGCGCAATGACGTAGCTTTGTTTGCCGTTGCAAAACTGCAAAGTGATTACGGGATTGCCATGCCGTTTGTTCAGATTATAGGTTTCTATGTCGAAACCTAACCCGACGTTGCACTCCTCAGATAAGTAATGGCGTACCATGCGGCGCACGTCTTTCAACGTGGTCAACAGCTCTACAGTTTCCCCTTCGTGCGGGTCACCCCAATGCGCTTTTCTAAGGTCGGACACCAGAAGATTAAACGCCGCGTGCGTGTTAGCTACGTAGGCTGGGTGGAGCGCGGAGACAACTACGTACTTTTGGCCTCCGACGAAGATGTTGGTACGCGAGCCACGGTTTTTAAAAATGCCACCACTTTTGCCGGTTAGATACAGTAACGCCGTTGCGCCGAGCGCCACGATTACTTTTGGCTGCAAGCGTTGTATGTCTTTGTGCAGATAACGTACGCAACGGCGAGCCTCCGTTGCCATTGGCTTACGGTTAGCGCCGTCATCGTTGGTAGGGCGGCAACGTACTATACTTGCGTAGGCTACGTAGTCCTCACCACCATACGCGCGCTCAACCGCCTTACGTAGTAGTTTTCCGGCGTCCCCGACAAACGGCTTACCTTCTTCGTCCTCGCTCTGTCCGGGCGCTTCTCCTACGATAAGTACACGCGGCCTCTTGCGCCCATGCTCGGTAGGCACATAGTGGGTCTGCACAGTGTTACACAGTCCACACATATTGCACAGGTCGGAATCTATTGGCTCACGACGTAGGACGCGCGAAGACTTATCCGCCACAATGGCTGCTTTTCCCATTAACTATACCTTGTTATGTACTTAAAACCAGACGGCCCCGCCGTGATCAACTACCACGGCGTACGCGCCATTGTTTTTCGCTAGAATCCTTTTATGACTTTTAGGCAGTATCCACAGACTGTCGGGTTTGGCGGGAGTGACCAGTAGAATGCACTGACCGTTAGGAGTGTCATGTACTTTTTTCATCGAAAACAGAGTAGGAGGTAAATGCAACAAATCCTCTTGAATGTTGACTTTATCAATCGGGTCTACAATGAAGCAGCCTTGTGGTTTCCCGTGATGCGTTTCTGCTACTATTTTCACCAACCAAATCTCGTTATCCAGCGGCTGCTCTCCATCCCAATCCCGATTTATATGCGCGATCTTGAGCAGCGTCCTGGATATCAACGGATTTCTATTACTGTTCCGCAGGTTTCTAAAGAATTTGACGACGGTAAGCATGTTACCTCATATCTTTGTAGCTACGTTTGGTACGAGATTGCTCACACTAGCGTGAACCATTATGCCGCTTCCTGTGTACGCGGTATCCGTAAGTTCACACCACTTCCAGGCATAGGCCAAACCCATACTGCTCGAAAGTTTCACCATTTCGTGCCCGAACGGTCCGGGAAACGGATCGTCAGCGCCAGCTACTATCTCGTAGCGGAGGTATGTCCCGATAACCTCTTTCAACGCGCCAATTGCTACCGCTGCGTTAGGGAATATGTAGGTCCCATCTAGGCCAGCCTTGGCTAACAGGTTGGTTATACCCTTCGCCTGTAGAATGTCCTCATCTATGTTAATGCCTTTGAACATTTCTATTTCTTCGTCAGTCAACTCAGGATCGGGCTCCTCGTCTTCCTCCTCGTCTTCCTCTTCCTCATCCTCATCCTCGGAGGTTTCATCGTCCGACGTACCCCCATCTTCGTCTTCAGAAGTGTCTCCATCATCCTTGGACTCATTATCGGAGTCGTCTCCGTCATCTGACGTGTCATCCTCAGTGTCGCTCATCGAATCAGTATCATCGTCCTCAGACTTATCCCTATCATCGGATTCCGAATCGGTGTCCTCGGTGTCCTCGCCTTCTTCCGCATCTTCGGAATCGGACACGTCTTCAGTGTCCTCCGCGCGGTCTTCATCTTCCGATGTATCTTTGCTTTGATCCTTCTCATCCTTGTCGGTATCATCCGTAGATTCGTCGTTATTGGTGCTCTCATCGGGGTTATCCCCGCTCTTGCGCAAGACGCCATCTATCGTGGCAACCATGATCTTGGCAGCTAACTTGCGTGTACCAGTACCGTGTTTCTTGGCGCTGTTGGCGGCTACGAGTAGCTCGCGCATTTCCTTTTTATCCATTTCGGAAATATGCTTGCGCACCTGCCGCACCATCCGAATTATGTTGCTTTCGACATCGTGTAGAATTTCTGATATCACTATTTCTGCGTCGGTTACAGCAGTGATCTCTTTTAGCCATAGTTTAGTTGACATAATTACCCTCACCTTATGGAACGATTGTACCCATTGGTCCAATAGCGAACACACGCGGCCGCGCAGATGGCTGGAGTGACGTAGGCCAAATGAAGTAGTCGTCCGCTCCTACAGTTATAGTACTTTCCAGTGCTTGATCGTCACTTGAGCGGAAGATGCCATCCAGCGTAGCCCCCTCTCCACGACCATTCTCGGCAAACATCAGATACTGTTGATAGAAAAATAGCTCTGTGGGTGCGGCTCTATTGTTGAGCGGTATATTCGCCGTTACGTCCGGCGATGCACAAAACGCATCTTCGGGACGTAAATTCGCGAACCGCTGTTTCACATAATACCTACGTTCCGGCTGCGTACTCATCGTTAGCGGAGAACTTTTTAGTACACCAAATGGAAACGACATCCAGTGCTCTTCCGGAGTAGATGTGTTGTAGATAGGCACGCTGTACTGTGCCGCTGACGATGATGTTAGCTCCGTCATATATATCATTGCAGGAGAATTACCAACTACTATCTGCGGGCATGTATCATCCAAGGCTGCGCAATGCGGGGTGTACAGACCCAAATACAGCATCTGGTGTGCACCGCCAAACTCGTTTCTGAGGAGGATTATTACACGGTCTTCGTTGCCGAAGAAGTGCATCACAGCTTTGTTGCCGGTAACCTTCGTCCCACTGGCATTGTACCACAGCCCCATGCCGTAGTAGCCCTCGTCTTCGGCGGCGTTTAGCGTAGCAGTAGTTACCGTCGCGCCAGCGAACCCAGACGTAGCCGCACTACAAGTAGTCAGCCCAGCATGCACCATGCGATTAGCGCCTGTAGTCCACAGGTATGGGTAGCACTTGGTAACTCCGGATGTTTCGAAGAAAGCCTCCCCAGGCCCCATAGCGGCAGCTGTCCACGCTGGACCTGGAGCCGCCGATATAACGAACGCCTCGATTGCGTCCAAAATACCCTGGTGCGAGCTTACTGCTACGTTCAATCTATAAAAATCAGCCATTGGTTCCTCTTAATACGATGGGCCCGTTTCTGGGTATAGTGGTAACACAGGGTTGTACAATGGATAGAATACGTCAAACGCGGATCCAACCCTTGCAGATGTGTTATCGAAATCAGAAAATACGACCAACATCAAATTACCCTTCTCCGTTATCCGAGGAGACGCGGCACTCTCATTGGTCTTTACAACATACCCGACTAGTGTAATACCTGGTGTGGATACCAACGTAGTTTGATGCGGAGAGGCGCTCACATGACGCACCCGGGTCTCACCGTCAAACCCGTACAGATTATCCGTGGCATTGTTGATAGAATGCAAACCAGTTAGGTTCAACCAATTCACCATGTGACCCAGGTACTGTGGGATGGGAACGGCTATATCGCGCACTCTTCGCCCTGCGGGTGTACCTGATACCAACACGTTGTGCGCAAAAAACTTACCCTGATAAATACCGATGGTGGGATCCCCGTTGATCCACCCAAAACTAGACCACGTGTCCAGCGCATACATATCAGGTTTTGTCAGTACCAAACCCGCCTTTAAAATGTCAGCATGGGATCTAAATACATCATCCGTCGAACTGTACCTGTAACCGTCCAGCTTGAAACGCGTAGTAGTAACTCCTACCTCGCTTAGATTTGTCCACACCAACGTTTGGCCTTTGATGTCCCATGGGTCTATTGCATCATCGACAGATGTTGGGTCTATTTGTGGCGTGTGCCAAAAAACAGCGCCTTCGTCATACATGTCAAAGTCTCGAAAACTAGCCGATCCGAGTCGAGGCATGTACGTCAAAGCTGGATTTATCCCTTTGTACTGTCCTACGTATTGGTGCGTATCTATAAAATGCGCGCCAACAGTTATGTAGGATCCATGCCGTTGAACGCCTGACCCTTGAGAGGTTACGTACATATCAGAGACGGCACGTACCTGCCCAAAGAAATGCTCTTCAGTAGCTGAGGTATTAGCCAGCAAGGCTCCTGTATTGGACGACCCCTGATACGGTGTACCTTGATACGTTATCGCTATGTTTTCAGTACTTTCTGGTGGTATACAAACGATCGCCCATACCTCTATTTGCGTCGTTCCAGGAACCATGGTACCCTCTGTGATAACCAGGGGCATAATCGTGCCGTAGTTAACCGGCAACTCCGGTGGTCCGGGCGCCCAAGGGAAATCCCAATCTATTTGTACCTGTGTCGAATTGGCCAAGAGGCGATCTCCGGGAGTAGCTGGGTCATCGTACCACAAATAAACGTCGGCACCGTACAATCCGCGCCTGAAAAACGCGTGACTAAGGTCTATGTTGTGATTGGTAACGAATCGTGACATATCCAAGTAAACTTCGTTTCCAGATACCCAAGCTGCTGGTAGAGTGACTACGCATTTTGCCCATCCAAAATACCCCTGAAAGGCTTTCGACGCGCGTCCTAGCTCCGCCCATACATCGGTGTAGGGACCTAACGCTGCTACGGGTGTGTAGGGGAACACAAGTTCGAATGTTGATGCTCCGGCAGGGTGCGTTACTGATAGGTCTCCAGTAGCGATGGTCTTACTAACAGTGGGTGTGTAGGATGCTCGTGTGGATCCAGTTTTGTTGATACGTGGATATTTTACCGACGTGTCAAGCGGCTCGCCTCTAACATCCGGAATAGAATCTACACCGATAGGGATACCCATGAAATCCGAAGCTATTCCGGCAGCCGCTGTTATCTCGGCAGCACTAACCGCAGTCGGAGAGCCGAGTACGACCTTTGAAATTTCAGCAATGCGTGGAGTTACCCCAACATCGCCGAATAAATTCGTACTATTAACGGATATGAGCTTGTCCTGGTTACCGAATGTACCACGATTGTTGTCGTAACTATCAGCGTCACCAGTGTAGCCTCGCGGGTATTTAACCAGAAAGGCCAGGTTGTACGTGTACGTGGCTTTGGTGACAATCTGGTTGTCGAACGTGGTCTGTACTGCCCTACGATTGCCTCGTGAGTCCGGACCACCAGCGGTCCACCCCGCCGTTAGAAATGGCAGCAGATCTTCAAGGTATTCAATGTCTGCCGTAGCCTTTGTTCCGAAGAACGAATTGTTCACCCATACAGGCTCATCAGTAATCGGGTCCAATACCAGGTGACAGTTGACTGGTGCCGTGATAGACAGAATGGCGTCGTTTAACACATTGCCATCCCACGCCATGTATATTATCGGAGCGCCTAGGTAGCTCAACTCTGGGCACGCGTAAACGTAGTTTGGCCCAACGAACGTCAAAGTAAACGTTGTGGCCAGCACCATCAATTCTTCGGCCTCCGACCAGATAGAGCGTACCCCATCGACGATTCCCGGACGCTCGACATACGCGGTACCGGGCACAGCCGTCCCGTCAGCTATCCAATCGTTGTATGTGTGTAGCACACCCGCAACTGGGTCCTGTACTGGATGGCGTACCATCTGTGTACGCAGACGCCCTTGCATCAGCCGTTCCATGGACTGTTCCACGACCATTTGCACGTCTTCTTCGTTTTGACACACCAGGCGTCTACTATCGAGGATATAGTCTTTTTCTATCACATCGTGCACGTAACTATCTGGTCTGCCGGAACCACCATTGTGATTAGTTGTAACATGCCACGCGGCCTGATTCAGCCGATGCACAAAACAAATGGGAATGTAGAACGAGTCACCCAGCGGGACCTGGAGCAACGTGTCATACACTGCCGGATTGGTGCTGGTGGGTTTGCGTAATAGACCGACGTCAGCGTTGGATTGCTTAGTTGGGTCGATATCCGTAACCCAATCGATATCCGTGAGCGCGTCAACCGCCTCGTACACGTCAATTACATCATCCGCCGCTACATCAAATGTATCCACTACATAGCGCAACGCTGCGTAGTACAGATTCCCCTCAGCGTCCGTTACGGACCAAGCACGTGGAGCACTGGTCCCATCATACAGATGCCCAGCAGCTGGATATTTGACAAACTCAGCAGCCAAAGTTACCAATGACCGTTCCGCCCCAGCGCCGGGGGCGACGCCTAAACTAAGGTCTGTTTCGGGAATCTCAAAAATACGCCCGCGAATTGCTACACTCATCTCCGGAATACGAATGGAGTTAGCAGCAACGGGGCTGACAGCGCTTTCGTCTTTTCCTACTATAGGTTCGTTTATACCACGTAGCACGCCTGACGCGGTGCGATACTGCTCCGCCCAGGCAACGTTTGTTCCACCATACACATCTGAAGCTGTGTCGATGGTGTGAGAACGCTCACTAGCCCTGGAATGGTATTTTGCTATGTCGGAGTGTACTCGTGGATACACCTCGAATATCTGTTGCATACCGTCATCTGCGCGGAACCATTTGATTGCGTTTGCGATCGTGAAATCTTCGTTTGCCGTTCGCCGAATAACGTATAGAGGCAATCCCCAACTAATACCGTCATACGCAGTGGCACTAGCAGAGTACCAAATGTTTGTGTCGCCTGGGTAAGGCGCGGCCTTTGCGCTAGTTTGTGCAAAAGCATTCCCATCCACATTAGTAACGGCGCCCATCATCGTTGCGCCTTGATCATACACAGACGCGATACCAACGCTACTTTGCGTGTTTATCACGTAGACAGTAGCCAGATACTTTTTGTCTTCGATGTATTCAATAGATGATATGTACACAGAATTTGCTGAAAACAGAGCGTGATTATCGAACTGTTCGAACAACTCGCGCATCTGTGCAAACGTTAGGGCCGCGCCGTTCGCTACCGCAAAAGTGTAAGCCGTAGGGTCTGCTACTTCTATTCTGTAGGCTTCAATCCAAATTCCATCATATCTATCGGGAGCGGCAGGAGCTGGCTGCGCAGCCAACGTAAGTTGCACATACGGTACATGAATAAAGTGTCCATGCATGTACGCGGATACGTTAGCAATATCTACCTGGTCAACTATCGCTGGTTGCTGTACGATGTGATTTCTGCCCTCAAAGGTTCCGTCTTCCGTAGGAGCGGTTACCTGCACGTATATATCCGTTATCAGACCGGACGACTCTAATGACCTCTCTGCTTGAATTTGACCGAATTGAAATACCGCCTCCGCTATGTGTGCTGCGGAGGATAACGTATTAGTTGGCAGCCACACAGTGCCATCCCAATAGTAAAAAACCTCTTCGGCAACAACAAAATAGATATCAGCATCTCTGTTTGTTGTTGGAGTAGGAATCGGTAATGATCCTGTGTTGGCTACGCAGCCGCGAAATTGAGACCGCCCGATTGTATCGATGTCGTGACGAACAGTGTAGTCTATATCGGCCGGTTGTACATCTACCGCACCACCACCAAGAGTGATCTTGGCCAGTACGATCATGAACGCTTTGTCTACGTGTGCTTGGTATACAACATCAGAAAAAACAGCGTATTCGACAGTCGGGTCAGCATTTACATGATACTTAACGTACAGCACCACCCATTGCGTTGTACCTGCCGTAACAGTCAAGGAAGTGGTTGACGTACTATTGTCTAGTACGACCATACCATCTGCGCTGACCGCGCCAACATCCCCACCTACCAGCACTCTAAGCTCAGCTGCTACCGTGGTTAGGAATCCGCCCATGAACATTCCCATCTGGGAGCGATCCTTAAGACGATAATTCCAATTGACTGTTTTGTCTAACGCGCCGTAGTGCAGAAACGTATTATCTCGATTCATCTGTTGTCCTTACAGTGTACTCGGGTAGACCGTATGATCGGCTGGTAATACTGGACGGTACAGGGGAAACCAGCTATCAAAAACGCAACCTGGCGATTTTGGTACTGTGACCGTGGGTACAATCCTATCACTGAAAACAATAAACACGAGACCCGGCTGACCATTACCCGCGCCATACACTTCCTCAAAGGTGTTGAGTAGATAACCTACCAAAGATATGCCCTTAGTTTCCGTGTACTGCAGCAGCGTTGACACAGATACGGTGTTGTATCTATTTTCGTAGCCCCAGCCTATAAGCTCCCCCGTAGTTCTCAAGCTCGCCTGGCCTTGCAGGTATTGGCGGTAGTCTGCTGTGCAGTCAGATTCGCCTGGAATTATTGAAGCGATATGCCGTGTCAACCACGTGTTAGCTACAGTAGTGTACGTATAGTGCATACCTTGGGTAGCCCCGGCATTTACCTCTCCTGCCGTGCGGGTAGCATCAAATCCAGCAGGCTTACGAATCAATATACCGGGCTGAAGTAGCCGACCACGATCAGACGGGTTGGCCAGATTAGATGGTCCTCCTCGATATGCGTCGGCTCTCTGTCTGCAAATCATTTGCGAAGTAGACTGTTCTGTTGCCAGATCTTCCCATGCTATTGGGTCTCCTATAATATACCATGATTCGGCCGTACCTGTTGTCGCGTTTGGTGCGTAGTACTGCGGCGTGTGGAAATACAGATCAGATTCTATTCTCTTATCGAAATCGTAGAAATCGGGAGAGCGCAGTTCCGCACCATAGGTAAGTATTGGACAAATAGCTGGGTAGTAGCTCTCGTCACTAGCTGAGTATATTTGCGGGTTCGCTACGACTACTGAATAGTCGTTGAATCGGCGCATACCTGGTCCATACGTAGTGTAAACCACGTCGGAAACGGCTTCAACTTTGCCATAAAAACGCTCTTCGTCCCACCCTAACGCAGAATACAGACCCATGTACGGGGTACCCTGATAGTGCAATAACAGTTCGCCGTAATCGGAATTAGGCGGAATCCATACTACAGCGTACACACGAATTACATCGGCTGGTGCGTATATGGAACCATCGACCCATTCAAGCACAGTTCCATAGTTGGACAATAACGCAAACCCAGGGAACGATAGATTCAAACTATAGTCGGTAGCTACTCCGCCCGTTAGTAACAGTTGGTAGGTGCCCGCGCCAGTGTCAAGCCAGCAGTAGACGTCGTGCCCTTCGGACCCCCTACGAAAGAACGCGTGAGATAGGTCCGCGCCAGGAAAACTAGGAATCGAAAAGTCATCAATACCTATGTAAAACTTATCCGCCGCGCCCGTATGACTCACTGGAACGGTTATGGATGCCTCTGCCCACGCGAATATGCCATGGATTGATTTACTGCCTTTACCAAGCTCCACCCACATACTAGCAGTTTCCTCGGCCGCGCCAATTCGTATGTATGGAAATACAAATTCAACCACGTCCTTGACTAGCGGAACTGTCAATGTAAATATCAAATCACCAGCGGCGTTCTGAACTACACTAGCTATGTCGTTTGCGCTCGGAACCATACCTACAACGGTAAGCCGGGGAAAGCGTGCGTACCAATCTAGCGGGTCATATGTCGGAGCAAGTAGATCCCTATCCGTGTCTAGTCCAACAACTCGTACAGTACCTGCAGGTACTCCACACGCGGCTTCTATCTCGCCTATGGTGAATGTTACCGTGAGGCCACTTACATCGTCTTGCCGTAAATACGCAATGGGCGGCTTTACTTGTATGTCGGTAGACAGGGTGTCGCTGTATGCTCGAACGAGCTTATCCTGTGTTCCGTAGGTACCTTCATTAGCGTCGTAACCATCTGCGTCCCCAGCATACCCCCTTGGGTAGGTAGCTGTGTATCCTACGAAGAATCTATTAGTTGCGGTGAATATAGCCCCACACGAGGCGCCTGGTATATCCACACTTACATTGAGTGCCTGCCCCCTGGCATCCAGTGCCATTATCGCCCAGCCCCACCCATTGAACGCGGCATTCAGATTAGTCAACGCGTTACCAATGTCTATCGTGTTCTGATAGTAGAATCCACCGTTCACCCAAATAGGGGAGTCTGACGCGTTCAGCGGCAGAAACGCATTTACTGGTGCGGTAATAGTCACAACGCCAGGATTAGCTGGGTTACCATCCCACTCCATACTTATTATAGGAGCTGGAGGGGTCGTTCCGATTATAGGATCGATGTACTCCCACCCACCAGCAGCTGGGGTCAGCATAAAACTAGCGGCGACTACTTCGTTCTCTTCCGCTTCGGACCATATAGTACGCGCACCATCCCAGGCCCCGCTATTCAGATGGTATCCAGCAGTAGCAGCACCACCGGAAGTCAAAGAATCAGCATATAGATGCACCACACCAGCACTGTCAGGGATCAGCGGGTGCGGCACCATGGCCGTGCGCAAACTACCGGTCATTACCCTGTTCATCGTTTCGTCGCATAAACGGGCGAGGTCGCCGTCTCTGTGCACCACGTAACTACGCAGGTCTAGTATGTCATCTTTTTCTATCACGGCTTCTGTGAACACGTCTGGACGGGCCCCGTATGCTCCACCGCCGCCTCCACCATTTGCGTTTGTGTCCGGATCGTAGTTGCCTGAGTTTCGTCGATGTATCAACGCTATCGGTATCCCGTACACCCCAATGGAATTAATCACGCGATAGGCGCTATCTGCGTATGTTGGTGCCTCTAACAGTCCGTGGTCGGTGTTCGTGTCTGTTACAACTTTGCTAGAAAAGTCCCAGGTGGCGTTTCCATTTATAGCAGTAAACAGATCCGTAGTTGTAAGCGCGTTGATAACTTCATAGTTCAGAAATAGATGATAAATACTGCCCTCATCATCGGTGATTTTCCAAGCAACCGGAGCATCAGACGGCTCGTACACGTGATCCCCAGTGGGATATTTGACATACTGCAATGACAGAATCACCAAATCCCGCCGCTTAGTACCTGCGGGAGCGGTACCCAAATCTACATCAGTTTCTGGTATATCCAACAAATTACCGTGAATAGACACAGTCATGGCGGGTATGCGTACCGTATTAGCCGCTAGTGCGGCCGTGCGAAGTTTGCCTACAATAGGTAGGTTATGACCAGATAGAATACCCGACGCCAAACGTGTTTGCTGTGCCCACTGCTCGTTTGTACCGCCTCTGGCGTCGTAGTTAGTGCGAGTACCTGCGCTGCGATCCACCGCCTTTTCGATTGTTTTGTTTTTATCTATTTGCGTGCGTGGATAAACTTCAAAAATCTGCTGTTTACCGTCGTCTGTACGCGTCCACTTAATGTGATTTGCAGGTCCAGCCTCGGTGGGCGTTCTGCGTATTACAAAAAGAGGAATTGCCCAGCTACGGCCGTCGTATGCTGCGGCGTAGGCCGCATGCCACACAGTATCCAGGTAATGTGGCGCCGCCTGTATTCCCTGATACGTGAACGCATTTCCGCCCAAATTCTTTACTCCTGGATCCAACATGGCATTTACATTACTGGTATAACCGGCAGCCGTAATTCCAGACGCGTAGCGCAACTGATACTTTGTGGTTGCCCAAGCGCTGCCCAACTCATCTATAGCGTGCACGTCAACCGAGCTGGTGGATAGCGTCGGAGCTATAGTCAATGCTTCAAATTTGGCTGACATTTGCGCGAACGTTTGTCCTGGACCTGCCCCGGGAGCAAACAATTCAGCCGTTGGGTCTGCGACGCTTTCTCGCCATACTTCGAGCCAGATAAGATCCCATGTTTCCGCACCACCTGCGGCGCCTAGCACCATGCGTGTGTAAGGGGTATTGACGATGTGCCCATTCACTACAGCGCATAGATTAGGAATGTCAACCGTAGCCGCCAACGTTGATTGCTCTACTACAAGTGCGCGTCCGTCAAACGTGCCCAGCTCTGTACCAGTCGCGTAGTACGCGTCGGTTATCACTCCGGACTTCACCGAAATACGTGTTTTGTGATTCTCGCCAAACTGCGATATACTGGTAGCAGCGGGACCGGATGGCCCACAATAGGTGAGCCACGCAGTGGTACTCTCATTCCAGTAGTACATAGTGTGCGTAGCTACAACTACGTAGATATCTCCGTCCCTGTTTTCTGTAGGTGTACCGGTAGGCAGCGCAGCCACGTTCGCAACAGAGCCACGAAAAGTGTGTCTGCCGAGCCGGTCAAGAGAATCGCGCACCGTATAGTCTATCGAGGACGGTTGCACGTCTATGGCAGCTGGCGGCATATTCAACCGAGCCAACGCTATCAAATAATCTTTTTCTGGATGTGCTGCGTATTGAGCATCAGTGAGTACCTGATACGCTAATGTGGGCGGGTACAGAGCTTTGTACTTTGCGTAGCACACTACCCACAGTACCGTCGTGGCGGCGGGGGCAGAGCCGACGTTCAATGTCGTTGGAGTACCGCCCTCGTCCCATACAACCATACCATCATGCGATACCGCACCAAAATCGTCGTCCCCTACTTTTATCTGTAGCGCGCCAGCTACTGGCGTAATGAGCCCCCCGGAAAAGATACCACGAAACGATCTATAACGCAAACGGTCATTGAAGAACGTCGTAGTGTCCAGGGAGTTCCAGGAAAGGTGTGCCTGCAATGTCATAGCAGCAATCTCCAAAATAGGTGCGGTGAGTTAAGATGAAAAAAGGGGACCGTACGGCCCCCTTTGTGCTGCTACTATTTCAAGTATTAGCCGACTAGCATCTTATAAGACACCTTCAATTCACCAGCAACAGCCACACCAGCAGCCGCCTTGGCCAAATCGAATTCCAAGAAGTCATCTGCGGCCAAATCCAAATCTGCCGCTGTGGTTGACAACGTCAGGTTGGTGTTGGCGTACTGAGCAACGTTACCAGAACCGCCCGTGATCTTCGTAGTCTGTTGCGCCACTGTCTTTGTTCCAGTGCGATCGAATATCGACAGGGTTGCGTAGTTAGTGTCGTGGGCAGTGACTGCCACTGCCGCTGAGTAAGTAACTTCGGTCACACGCAAGGCATGCGGGCAAATCCAGTATGCCACATACGCGTTCGCTGCACCGCCGTCATTAAACGAAATTGTCCATTCGTGAATGGAGTCATCCGCTTCCGCATCGGTATCCTGCAACAGAGCCAATGTGGTAGCTGTTAAAGTTATGCCGTCATACAGTACGCGAATAACTGGAGATGCCTCCGAAATCATGGCCAAAAGATCGCGATAAAGCGATGCTTCGTAGGAGTCTTCTGGAGCATAGCGCCCCATGACCACCTGTTTACGATCGTAGCTACGAGACGCACCACTAGCGATCTTGTCGTTACTTAAGTGCACGATAGACCCGCCCGACGCGATATTGTAAACTGTCAGCTGCTTTGCCATTGTATCCTCCTGTTAGGCTAAACTAGCTACTCGTCGAGCTGTACTTATTGATAGAATGCTCGACAGAGCAATCACACCACATAAAATAACCTCAAACCACCGTATCGATTTGCTGTAAATCGTTTTCTATGCTGCCTAGCAAGTCGTCTCTATTAGCTTGCATGCATGCAACAAGTATTACGTGTGTGCGTAGCGCACAATCATACGTTTGTTCGTAGGTACAACCCACGCTAGCTGTGATCGAGCGCAGCAAATTTGCTGCGTGCTCACTCAGAGTTACCGAGTTGCTCAATATATAACGCATACACGAATCAAGCGTAGGGTACCCCTCTAACCTGATTCGCGTTGTAGCGCCTATAACGCTCCTTAACATGTTAGCTGTACGTACATCTCCGCAAGCTTTCAGTGTATTACACCATGAAATCATACGTCTATTTCCGTGTAGGTTAAACTCAACCATTCTCTGGGGGTCATTTCCACGGGTATGGTGAGCATACTATCGTCAGTTCGGGACACCACGTAATGCATTTTTCCAGATACCTCTACTGTTTGTCGGTGTTTTTGCAAACCATCCAGTAAAGTCTTTATCTCATTTATGATTTCTCTACGGGAAGACTTTGTTCTACTACGTGATCCAGCTTCTGCGATCGTCTCGCGCACTATGCCAACCACGTCCTCCGTCGCAGCATCGATGGCGTAAACGGCGTGCAATGCCGTAGTAACCCATTGATCATTAACTTCGACATCTACAGATACGTTTACTACTTGTGCCGCGTATTTTGTAGCAACATCATGTGCCACTATCAAATTGTCACGCTCCTCGCCAATGGAGGAACGCTGCTTTTCTACCAACATGTCCGTCAAACCAGTTACTATGTTATCCGGAAACTGAGATACCCATTGCGGTATGTTGTCGCGCGTCATAACGATTACGTGTACCAACGTATGCTCTTCGGCCTCTACGTTTACTTCGTAGTTGTGAAACGCTCGGGAGCGCAGCACATTATCGAACGCTGCTCGGCTTTGTTCAAGCTTTCTGCGCAATTTATCTTCCAGTTCGCCTTTTTCCATAGCCTGATCAGCTACATGGTAGTTTTCCGGTTCGCCTAAATAATCAATCAGCATATTTGCAAAAGTATCTATCTTAACCACGATATCAATTACGCACGTACCATTGCGCATTTCGTAGTCAACGATCAAATGCTTATGCTTAAGCTTACCGGGCTTACACTCCACATCACGCATGGTAGCGCGTAGCCTACGTCCCAGCAACCTACGGTCCTCTACATCGTCAAACCAAGCGTACCAAGCCGTTGTTATGCTTTTTTTGAGGTCACGTGACGGTGCGCCTAGTTCGTCGGCAAGCTCCTTTATCAGCCGGTAGGAAGTTAGCATCTTCCATAAATCATCACCTAGCGTGTCCGGAGATACCACCCCAGCAAAGGCTTTTGGGGTAACTATCTCCTCTGCCATTTTGTGTATGTTACCGTCCAGAATAGCAATCGCCCACTTGGCAAATTTGGCATTATTTAGTTCCAATCTATGGACGGACGCGGACACGTAGGATGGCCCATCGGAGATAGGAACTTCACCGGTATTCAACATTTCTGTCAATCTGTGCATTTCATCACCGGAATTGCGAAAAAACTTGGTAAAACTGGATGTCAGGAAAGGGATAGCTAGCGACCAATAAAGGCGCCCCTTCTCTCGTGAGATTGCGTCGATAGCGTCCAATAACGAAAACGCGTCGTATTCTGATTTAGGAGTTTTTCTAATGTCCTTCGGATACCCCCTAGGCAGAATGCGATCCCTATACAGATGAAACGCGTAATAGTAATACAGCCTACGCAGTAACGCATCCGTTTTTCTAAAGCGCTGGTCAAATACCTCTCTGTTATCTTCCAGAATGGCTTTGAGCGCGTATACATCTCGACTAGGGGTACCCTTGACTTTAGCGGACAGCAGCTTGAGATAGCCCCGCAACATCGCAGCATACTCGGTTGAGAAGGAGGATAGTGTGCTGTCGTGCGTGCTGTGAAACTGCTCGTCCAATTTGTCTATACGACTTTTTATCGTCAGTATACGAACTACGAGCCGCACGAGCGCGGGAAGTGCTTTTTTACTTTTGAGCTTGTCAATGTCGGATTCTTTCAAATTCAACATGGACACAACCAAGTTAACAAGCTCAGAAGCTTTATCTATTGGGTTGCGCTCTTCTTCGGCGATACCAATATCAGCCGGTTTAGGTTCCATCACACACCTTGACGATATATGAACGAATTGGAGCCAGCACGCAAATCGTTCTCAAACCACCCACTTAGAATAAACCGCACTATTACATCACTCCCCGATGCGTTTGTTAGTGTGATGCGATGAGTGATAGGCGAAGCTGTGCTAGTAGTGCTCACGAGTGTACTTGAGTACGTTTTTATCGGAAT